CTATTTGCACATGGCAAAGCTTGAACATACTGCTTAAAAACACTAAGAATCAGCAAGCGCCGATCACCATACAAGAATTTATAGAAGATGTTGTATGTGTAATAGTTGATGAAGTCCATCAAGCGAAAGCAGAGGCATTAAAATCGTTATTAACAGGTGTAATGAGCCGCATACCTATACGTTGGGGGTTAACAGGTACAATACCCAAGGAAGATTTTGAAAGTACAAGTTTGTTGTGTAGCCTTGGCCCCGTTGTTAATCGGGTGCTAGCAAAAGAGTTACAAGACAAAGGAGTTCTTGCAAACTGTGAGGTAAAAGTGCTACAATTAATAGACTTAGTTGAATATAACAATTATCAAAGCGAGCTTAAATATTTGTTACTGCAAGAAGACAGACTCGACTACGTCGCAGGATTAATTAATCAAATTAAAAATAGTGGTAACACATTAGTACTAGTAAATAGAATTAATGCAGGAAAAGAATTACAAAAGCGAATTTCGGGCTCCGTTTTTATCTCGGGTGTCACAAAGACACAAGAGCGTCGGGATCATTATGATGAGGTGGCTACTAGCGCCAATAAAGTTATTATTGCGACTTATGGCGTTGCTAGTGTTGGTATTAATATTCCCCGTATATTTAATCTTGTACTATTGGAACCGGGGAAAAGTTTCGTCAGAGTTATCCAAAGCATTGGAAGAGGAATTCGAAAAGCCGAGGATAAAGACTTCGTGCAGATCTGGGATGTCACCTCTACGTGCAGGTTTGCGAAGCGACACCTTACGAAAAGGAAAAAATTTTACGGCGAGGCGGCGTACCCGTTTACTGTCGAAAAGGTAGATTGGAAATAAATGCGAATACTTACACTTGAAAACACAGCATTTGAAATGAATGAGATTCCGGATGAGGTAGATGATTTACGGTTTTCTGTATTAGATAATAGTGATCCAAGTAACCCGGACTATTTTTTTATACCATTAATTTTCTTAGAAAGTTTTAATAGCCCCGCATTAGTTTTAGATATTGCTGGTTATATAATTCGGTTACCGGTTGATTGGAAAATATTAACAGGTGAAGAAGAAATAGGCGATTTAGAAATGATTGACGTAAGTAGTCTTAATGAAAGAGGATTTAAAGCGTTTAGTTTTAACTCTATTAGTAGTTATCTGCCAGAATATTTGCCAATTAGTATTATTGACCTTTATAGCGATGTTAAATGGTTTTTTCCAAAGCTTAAACAAGGCCAAATTTTAGCTATCCCGCTTGAACTAGGAGAAAAGCCAAAAGTTGTGTACTGTGCGAAAGAAATTAATAAGCAGAACGAAGTCGTAGATATTACTAAAGCATGGTAAAATTTATAGATGTATTAGGAGAAGTGTTAAAATGAAAACAAGCAAACGATATTTACGACTGATGTTCGAGCCAGCCCCGGATGTTAATGTCAATCATGATGATATGATGAAACATTATTTTACAAATTACTTGGACGGGTTTAATGTTGAATGGACCGGAAGTATAGCATTTAATAATGGAAGAAAAAAATACGAACAGCGGTTTGAACCCCTTTATCAAATGCATATTTGGAACAGTACTAAGGCAACAAGAGAATATCTCCTGGAATATCTTGACAGAAATTCTCTAATAGGGTATTATGTTCATATAAATGAAAAAATACCAGGCAAAGGAAACGAAGTTATTGTCCGATAAACTTTCACTTAATATAATACTTGGTGCTCTTGACAACAAGGACATGGGTTTTTATGACAAGATTACACCTGCTCAACAAAAACAATTAAGTCCATTTTTATTAAACAGATACATGAGTATAGTAAAAGGTAGCGAGGATTTAGCCTCTTACTATCTGTTAGCAACAAATCAAAATGTTAATATTATGTACTTTGACTTAGCTAAACACCCAAAATTAATATGGCAATTGTTGTGTACAGCAAGCCCGGGTATGGGCAAGCATTTTCACCAATGGGTTGGTTTCAAGAAAAAAGATGCCAGTAAAAATAATAATATAAAATTACTAGCAAAATTATATCCATTACGTAAAAAAGATGAAATAGAATGTTTGGCCAGCATGACAACTAAACAAGAAATTAAAAAGTTGTTAGAAGAACATGGTATTACAGAAAAGGATATATTGTGAATCAATTACGAGAAGTTATTGTTAATGCTATAACTAATAATAGTATGGAGCAAAAGGAATATAAATGTCGGTACTGTAATAAAAGTTTTCGTAAAGAAAGCACTTTATCAGCACATATATGTGAACCGAAACGTAGAGCACAACAGGAAAGTGAAGTAAGTGTACAATTGGGTTTGCAAGCTTATTTGCGTTTCTATGAACTAACGCAAGGAAGTGCAAAGTTTAAAAATTACCAAGACTTTTCCGAATCACCATACTATAATGCGTTCGTTAAATTTGGTAGACATATAGTCAACATACGTGCTATTAATGTTAAAGGGTTTATCAACCATGTAATAGAAAGTAATAAAAAATTAGATCACTGGTGCAAAGATAGTATCTATCATGAATTTTTATTTAATCACTTACGTAAAGAAAATGCCCAGGATGCATTAGAGCGTAGTATCAAAACAATGGAAGACTGGGCAGAAAAAAACAACAGCGTATTCGCTCATTACTTTCTTTACGGCAACACTAATCGCATAGTTCAACATATTACAACAGGCCGTATAAGCCCATGGGCGGTATATAACTGTGAGTCGGGCATTGCGATGTTAGATAAATTAAGCCCAGAACAAGTTGAATTAGTTTTTTCTTATATTGACCCGAGTTTTTGGAAACGCAAATTTGTGGACTATTATGCTGATGCAGAATGGGCTAAACAAGTACTTATGGAGGCAGGATTATAATGTATAAATCAAAAATTGATTGGACAAAACCAACAGCACAGTTCTTAGGTAGATTTCAACCATGGCATGAAGGCCACAGAGCCGTCTTTGATGAAATTATGAGAAAAGGAGACATTTCAACGCCCGGGAGTGACCGGACTAGCAGGGCGCAACAATGTTTAATAATGGTTCGCGAGATGCCATTGAACGAGGATAATCCCTTAACTTTTAAAGAAATTAAACAAATAATTAATAATGATTTAAAACTAGATTACCACAACAAATATGACATAATCAACGTGCCCAATATTACAAATGTATTTTATGGGCGCACTGTTGGGTTTGATGTCGAGCGTATTCATTTGCCTGAAGAATTAGAATCAATCGAATCAACAAAAATTCGGGCCGAAGAGCAACACTTTAACAGGAAATTTTGGGCCGGTAGAGAATGATAATACTAGTAATGGGTTTTCCTGGGGCAGGTAAAACCTATCTAGCTAAGAGATTGAAAGCTAAACTATCATGCGCTTATTATAACGCTGATTACGTAAGACGTTTTTCTAATGATTTTGATTTTTCTCTAAAAGGCAGGCTATTACAAGCAGATCGCATGAGAAAGTTAGCTGTTGCTGAACTTGAGAAAAGCAGTATAGTAATTTGTGACTTTATTTGCCCTACTCGTCGGACACGTGAAATATTTAAGCCAGACATGTTAATTTGGCTTGACACAGTTAAAGAATCATCGTATAATGATACCAATGAAATGTTTGAACCGCCCAAAAAGAGTGAGTGCGATTATATCATCAGAACAAAAAATGGCGAGTATTTTAGCGATGTTATTGCTCATCATATATTAAATGGAGAATCTAATGCCCATAGCAACATATTACATGCCTAAACAACTTGAAGAAACTGTTAAGATTTTAGCCAATGGCCTAGGTGTAAAAATTACGAAAATTAAGGATGAAGGAAATGATATTCGTGTATATTGTGTTAGTTCTCAAAACCTTTTAGATATGTTTAATGAGCTTCGAGTGGGTTTATTGGCACCACAAATAATAGAAAATCCCAATAGGACAACATGATTAATTTACCAGACATTGACATGGATTTTGGCAATCGTTCTCAAATTTTAGAATTGTTAAATGGTACACCCGCGCGGTTAAAGAATGGACAAAAACATATAACAGGAATGTATTTCACTGATATACCCAAAGCCAATGACGATATCGCTACCGTGGAACACAACGAAGCTGCTTTATTAGGCTATTTTAAATTAGATTTACTAAATGTGAGCGTATACGAACATATACGCAACGAAGAACATCTGGTAGAACTATTAACAACAGAGCCGCCGTGGAACAAACTTTGGGACGACAAAGAGTTTTGCGAAAAAGTTATTCATATTAACAATTATTATGAATTAATTAACAGTATGCGTCCCAATAGTATCCCGCGAATGGCAATGTTCTTAGCAGTAATACGTCCAGGAAAAGCACATTTACGCAATAAGCCATGGGCAGAAATTGCTGAAACGGTGTGGGATCGTAACGTTGATAGTTACACATTTAGGAAGAGTCACGCTGTAGCATACGCACATTTAGTGGTTGTGCATATAAATTTATTGTCTGGCCTTCAATGATGTCTAAATTATATGCATTTGGTTGTAGTTGGACCTATGGTCAGAATACGTCAGATTGGTACAAAAATCGGGAAGTTCCCAGTGCTAGAGCATGGCCCCAGTTAATAGCAAATAAGCTAGATCTTACTTGCGTTAATCTTGCTAAATCAGGTGCTAGCAATGACTATATTCTACACACTATTCTTAAATACTGTAATAATTTTACAAATCATGATTTAGTTTTAGTAATGATGACATGGCCTGATCGTAAACTAGTTAATACAGGTAACATTGGTCCTGGTCGCCCTAAAGATAAAAACTATTACATCAAATATCATACAGAAGAACTTGGCTATTTAAATTTAATACAAAATTTTTTAAGCATACAAACTATTTTGCAAGATTTAAATTATTGGATTACATTTACAGATTTTAAACCTATACTTAAGTCGAAAGAATATTTTCCACATGTAGATTTTAAAAAACGTGTTATTAAACCACCGAGATTGTCATTTA